CACCTGGCGATCCCAAAGAGTGTGAGCATGAGCCGCGGTTTCGGGTTGTTTTCAAAATTGACATCGGTGTTGCGGATTATCTTAGTGGGGAAATGATCCTTACGCAGGGCGAGTTTGTAATCCCCCAACCCCCGGAGGGCAAGTTCACGTTGACTCACTATGTGAGCACGATATGAAGATGTGCCCGCATTGCGGGGTGCTTGAATGTACAAAATGTCCCCACGTCTTACCACGGGTGCAGGTATTTCCCACCTCACCGCCCGCCGAGTCGTGGACCCGCGAGAGGATCAGGGACTTCGACGAATTGAAGCGTCGGGTGGATCGCATATTGGAGCGGCGCCCTATACTCGAAAAGGGTACAACCGTACCAAAATCGGGTACGAAGGATACTGAGACTATTATTGCGGCTCCCACACCAAAAGCCCCGCCGTGTACCGATCCCGCTTGGCAGAGAGCACCTGGCGATCCCAAAGAGTGTGAGCATGAGCCGCGGTTTCGGGTTGTTTTCAAAATTGACATCGGTGTTGCGGATTATCTTAGTGGGGAAATGATCCTTACGCAGGGCGAGTTTGTAATCCCCCAACCCCCGGAGGGCAAGTGTCGCAAGCACGTATTCTGGGATTACACGTACGACGGAGTATATCCCGAAAGATATACTCGATCTGACAAACGGTATTGGAATAAGTGGATTAGGCGAAATGGCAACAGTGATATCGTCAAGGAATTGCGGTTGGCGTTTCAAGCTCCGGAGTCCCCGGAATGAGGGCGCGAGTGATGAAAGTATGCAATGTTTTGCAAATGAAATCTGTTTCGTTAGCCAATTGCCTCGTGGTGACTATGTCAAGGTCCCACAAGGGCTTACCCCGCAAAACGTCGCTATCGGTATGAGGGTGCGAGAAGATAATAGCCTGGTCAGTCGGCTCGGCTCGGCGCTGGTGCAAATGGCAGACTGTGGATGTTTGCTTCCACGGGACGGTGCCGGGCCACTAAAAAAGGTTTGGGGGTGCGAGAAGATAACGCCTGTAAGGGCATAACTTTAATTTGAGGTGTGAGTAATGGTTGAAACAGCGGTTATGGCAGCTCCAGTAACAATGGGTTCTCTTGACAAGTTGGCGGCGGAGCTAACAGATGACTTGCTAAACGTGCGCAGTCGCTTGGATGCGGTTTACGACGCCATGAATGGTGAGCGACCCCAATGCGAGAGTGGCGACGCAGAGGGCAAGGCGTCCGGCTGTGTGTCGGAAATCAAAAGGCGAATAGGTGCTTCGTCGGCAATTGTAACTGAGATCAAGAAGACGCTCACCGAGATTGAGTCAATTGTATTGTCCGAGGCAAAGACACCGCAATGAACAAAGGCCGACGGGCCGAAAGGCCGGACCCAATCGACTGTAACGTGCAGAGAAGGTCCGGTATCATCCCCACGCGCTTCGTCGTGGTGGGCGCGGGCAACCAGAGTTGTTCGTTGAATGTCGTTGGCCTCGCGGGCACTAACTCCGGGGCCAGCGGCGAGATTGGAGAATAGATGTATTCGATTATTGAAATTATGCCCGGAGAACCAATCCCACGGTGGAAGTGGCTCACCCTTTCACCGTTTATCCAAGGTTGGTTGGTCAAGGAATGTGGATATGTGTGTGATTCCGATCCAGCGTGGGAGCGGATGATTGTGTCAAGTCCGGCGAGATTGGAGTAGGTGGATGAGTAAACAAATCAAATTGACGCAAGGTAAGTTCGCTATTGTAGATGAGAGCGACTTTGCCGTTTTGTCGAAACACAAGTGGTTGGCTTCAAGGGGGTGTAATGCTTGGTATGCTAATCGGACCACCAGGGGGGGGGGGACCCAGGGAACCGAAAGTATGCACCGACGGATATTGGGGGCCCAATCCAATCAACAGGTAGATCATGTAAACGGTAATGGTCTTGATAATCGTCGGGTGAACTTGCGTTTATGTACTAACCGACAAAACGCACAAAATAGACGTGGGGTCCGGGGAAAATGTTCATTTAAGGGTGTGCGCCCAGATGGGAATAGGTGGCGGTCTCGTATTCGTAGTGGGGACGGTGTAGAAACTCATCTGGGAATGTTTTCAACGGCAGAGGGGGCCGCTCGCGCATATGATCGGGCCGCGGTGGAACAATTCGGTGCATTCGCCGCGACAAATGTTAAACTGGGATTGTTGGCCTAAGGGAGATAAGCAATGAAAAAGCTCCTGCGCCCGATCTGCTGGTTTAATACTGGTTGGCTAACGCTGAGGATGTGGTTGGCCGGTTATCCGCTGATACCTTACGTTGACGGTCATTACTATCAAGAACGGGGGACTGTTGATCGGCGTGGGCGGCGGTATCAAGTGCTTAAGTGTATGCGCTGCGATCTCGTAGACGCGACCAGTTGGACGAATGTGTGCAAGGAGACACCGAGTGCTTGACCGCGAGGAGATGGGGATGACGCAATTTGAAGCCAGCATACTGGACGCTTGGAAGAGTGTCGAGATGATTGCTAATATACTTTCTCAAGAAAGTAATACCACCATAAGATTACAAGAACAACCCACTCTCCGCGAAACCATAGACAAGGTGTGGCCGCAATGGTGAGGACGGACGTGAAACCCGCCGGTACTCCGCCAGACAAAGATGATTATTGCACTCGGTGTGGTGTATTTGTTCCCGCCCATACGGGGTGTCCCATCGTACATCGCGGTTTTTTGATCGGGGTCTATTGTGCCAAGTGCGAGAAAGAAAAACAATGAACAAGCGCGACATCATCTGCCGCATGATCGCATGGGCTGGATATCAGGTGATGGGACGATCGAAGAACGAGCACTACCCGGCATCACCATCGGCGAAGACAGCGTAGTGGCGGCTGGATCGGTAGTGACAAAAGACGTGCCCGACGGCAAGATCGTCATGGGTGTACCAGCAAAGGAGGTTGGCAATGCGTAAACTCAAGACACGAAAATTAGTATCTATTAGCCGTTGGGCTAAAATTAGCTTCTCAACTTGTTTTCTCCTCGTCGTCAGTGCCTTGGCGGGGATTTTACCTCATGGGATGAATGTGCCAGTGGGGGCGTGTGAGAAGGATACGGCTGACGCGATTGCGACGATTGAAATAATGGAGTTTGCTGATGTTCTGGGTGTAGCATCTCCTTTTCACGAATGGTTGGAAGGATGGGGTCTTGGCGATACACTTCTCCCGCTTCACGACACCGCCCGCGAGTACATGACAGGGGATACGGTGTTGACTTGTCCCGATTGCTGGACGTTGCAGGTTTGGGATACGTTGTATCCTCATAACGTTTCTTGGCCGAGTGCTGAGCGGTGGTGTGTTTTAAGGTCGGGTGGCGTGACGTGGATGGTTCAGCCTAAAACAATTAGCATCGACACCACTTGGCACCCGAAAGTGCAGGTCTGGTTGACGCCAGAGGAGATGAGGACCCTGATGGCGCTGTTGCACCCCTCACCGTTCTCAATGGGTCTTGTAATACCCGTTAATGTGTTGGATGATGTGTCTCACGGAATTAGCGCAGAAGAATTAGATAGTATATCGGGTTCGGCTGGTATTTGGATAAAAGACAGCACCGTTGATATGTTGGAGTAAGTTAGTCGCTTTTGCGTATTTTCTTGATTTGTTGAACAATCCAAGCGGACATAGATCGTCCATCCTCAATAGCCTGCTCGGATATCCATTTCTTGAGTGACTCGGAGACGCGGATAAAGATCTGCTGGTTCTGTGGCGGTCGAGTGGGTTTTTCGGTCATTTGTTCCTCATTTCTCCGCTTAGTTATAGCGACAGGAGCAAGTACCCCTCGTCGGTTTGGATCAAATGTGCATACCGCAAGTCTTTGGGAGTGACCGACTCTGGCTGGTCCCCCTCCCAAAAGAGTATAACTCTGCGGTTGTCTCGCGCCCAATTGTTGCCTCCGTAACAATAGGTTTAACTCCTGTCGTTAAATCGCTCAGAAGGGGTCTGTCGCGTCGCTGGTGGCACGTTTGGCGATTGTAGGCCCGTCCAGACCACCGCCATCAGCAAGCCGAGACAAATCCCAGCGATGAAGCCGATTGCCATGCACTCAACGGGGTTCATTGGTTCTCCGTTTCGGCGAGTGCAGTGCGGACATCTTCGGTCTTTTTGTCGTACAACCCTTGAAGGGACTTTTGCAGGTGACATTGCCAGAATGAACTTTCGGCCACCCTCTTGAGTGTGTCTTGAACTATGACTCGCAATCGCTCAATCTGGGCGGTGAGGCGGTCGATCTCGGCCAACATTTCAACGGGATCGGCTTCTCGGTGGTCTCGGCTATACACCCGGCCATCTTGTTGGTCAACGCAGTATTTCATTTCTTCCTCGTTTCTCCGCCAAGGGCGGGGTTATTCGCCAAAATAGAACTGGCGGGCATAGGTTAAGAGCGTTTGTTCCTGTGCGCGGTTGGTTGGATATCCAGCCCAGGGGGTGAACCAGTCCTGATACTCCAATCTTGCTGAGTCTGGTTCACCGTGTTCGTCCAGTTGCCCAGTGATTCGCACAGCAGGACCGCCAGTACAAAGCAGTATTAGATATTCAGCGTCCCCAACTTCTTCAGCTCCGGGGCTGTGCCAGCCGGATCGGGTTGAAACCTCAAGCGGGTCTTCGCTAATAGCTTGTTTGGCTAAGTCTGCGTCGTGGTAGCTTTCAGCGTCTTCCCAACTATCTCCACCGCCGCCGCCCTCGTTGCAATCATCGAGATAGCCTAAATCGGTGCAGGCCTGACAGTGTTCGAGCCGTTTGATCATTTCGGTGATCGATTCAAGCTGAGCCTTAGCCTGGTCTCTGGCCCTGTCTTTGTCTTGTTCTTCACTCATTTCTATTTCTCCATTTCTGCCCGGTTACGGGCGGTTAGACTGCTGTCCGTAACGGCATTACTAAGCCGTAAAAGTCTTGGCCGGTTTCGGAATCGTGTGCTTTGATGGTGATTTGGTATTGGCCGTCGCCCATTGGGACCAAGCCGAGCTTGACTCTGTGTGTTAGCGAACAATAGCGTCCCGCCAATTCTAAGACGGCGATCAATTGCCCGGCACCAACGTCTTGCTCGATCTTGGGCTTTGTTTTGGGTATTGATCTTTCAGTGTTGGGGAATGGTCCCTCAATTGTCCGATATTCTGTGATATTGGACTTATCAAGGTCCGTTGTGGCGACCCGAACTGAGCTATTGGCGCCGTGAAAGTCAATCTGGGCATGAGCCAGGATCGGCGGGTGATGCCAAGCCTTTAGCTTGGGGATCGACTTCTTGATGTCGGTAACGTGGCTCCGGTCAATGATAACTTCCGTGTTTTTTGACCGTTTAAGGGGCTTAAACCCCTTGATTTTGGGGTAATCTTCGTCGTTTTGGGCCGGTAGTGTGACCCTAACGAGCTTGTGGCCGTCTGTGGCCTCTACAAACTTGCGCGTGACCCTTAGTCCGTTAAGGGCTGGTCGGGTTTCGTCCCTTGAACAAATGTCGGCAATGTCAAGGGTTTGTTTGTTTAGTAGCATATCGTACCTCATTCCTCAAAAGGTTCATCTTGCGACCCGGACAGAGCCGGCTTTCGGTGGGTCATATGTTAGTGAGTATTTAGCGTTATTGACGCCCAAAGCCCGGATTAGCATATCGGGGTCAAATGTCTTAAAGAGCCTTCCGTCTTTTTCAAAGCCCCCGTCTGTGATCGTGAAGCGTCGGCTTTTGCGTGGACTCCAACCCAAGTCTAAGCCGTCTATTGCAAGCGGCCATTCTCCGGTTATTGTCAAGGTGCCGAGTTTCATTTCTTGAGGGTGAGGTCAAAAATGCGATTGATTGCAACCACCACGACCCGTATTTGTTGGCGGGTTAAACCGAAAGCAAACCCGCTCGGGGTGCCAAAGGTTTTGAGTATAGCTTCGGTTATTGTGTCGGGTGTGAGTTTTTCAGCCATAATCTCCTCCAATCGTTAAGGTTTCGTCGCGCCTCATATCTATCTATACGGCAGGGTGCCGTAAAAGTCAAGAACTATCGTATGCCAAACTCGGGTTTATTTGCGAACTAAGGGCTTGACAAACAGCATTGAGGGTGGCATATTGTTGCAAGCTGTATGCAGGGATTTGCACAGAGTAGCATGTTTTTTGCCATTTCCAGTAAAATCTTTGCATTGTTCTTATATATTAGGGGTAGAAAACTGTTTACTAAATCAGTATTACGATTTTTTTTGAGGATTTTGAAACGTGAAAGTTCCACACTGGAAAGAATTACAGAGATTAGGCTATCTCATTGATTATGCTGATCAAGATAAGCCCACCAGAGACGCCTATCAACGCATCAAGGCCGATTCAGCCGTAGACCACCAGAAACATAAGGACAGCGGGTCTAAGGGGTGGTGTGGATGTGCTTGGTGTAGCTTGACAAGGCTTGATAGGTGGCAGGCCAGACGCAACTACGTGGACGATCACCGTACCAGTAGTTACGCTAACCCGGATAACATCGCGGACAATAGTCAATCGAGCAGGGCTATGGCGTTGGACGGCTTAGGGTTAGCCAATACGTTGACCGGTCATAAGGTCAGGCAGATAGCGGGTTGGTACATTGATGGTCATAACCAGGTAGATATAGCTAAGTTGCTGGGCTGTAGCCAGTCAGCGGTCAGTCAGTTGGTGAGTAAGTATATCAAGCCGCTCATGGCCGTCTATGCACCAGCTCGACCGCCGGGCAGTCGGTTTGAGTGGCCCGAGTATGATATGAGACATGATTACACCGGTTTATATGACAGGCATCAGATGCCTAAGGCGTACAAGCGGTTAGACTTATTGACCGGTGAGGTGATCGAAACCGTTAGTGTGCAGTCAGGCCAAACGCACGAACCGCGACAGATGGGACCCAATGGTATATACCGGGGCCCACACGAGGAGAATATGCGAGGTAAAAGGCAATGACCTCAAAATGTCCCAAGTGTGATCGTTTTATGGATACGGTAGACATCAAGACGATCACAGTCAAATATGTGGGTCCCCAAACTTGGGCTACCGCCCTTATCGATGCCAGAGGCAAACTAATAGTCAGGAGGATATTTGAGATGACAGCTAAAGAGATATTAGGGGCACCGGTTTACGGCTCGACCAGTAAATGCCCCAAATGTGGAAGTAGGGAAACGGAGGACGAGTATCAGGCTGGTGGTAGCCCGTACTACGGTGTTCCCCCGTTTGCTCGCTTCATCAGTCGGATTTGTGGGGATTGCGGCTATTCTCGCCTTGAAAAGCCGAAGGACTGGACCGATGACGAGCAGGTGCGACTCGAGCGATGGTGTACCCTTCTTGGTCTTCGTGATGGCTGCGACAGGGACATGAGGATACTGCTGGCTGGGGCGCCTTATGCCTAACACCGACTGGCCCGAGATCGTAAAAGAGTGTCGCATTGATTGCGAGGCCATTGCCAATATAGAATGGGACAAAGACAAGAATCTAAAGATGCTGGTTTCGATTGCGGCGTCGCTGAATGTTCTTGCCCTCGCTGAGGCAGAGCGGATGGTGGAATGGCAACAAATAGTAAAAGAGCGTGAATGGGCTAATGAAGACGAGTCAGAACCAGCCTGTAGTATGTGCGCCGATGCTGCCTGTGATGGAGATGACCACGATCCCGAGGTTGACTGGACGTGCCCCCACTGCGGTGTTGTGAATAACGGTCTTAGCGGCCCAGTTGGTGGCGACAGATTCTTCTGTCTTCAGTGTAAGAAATGGGATGACGACCCCAAGGAGACCCCGGCGACCCAATAATGGAAATAAGCGAGATTGAAAAAACCGACATAGCTGATTGTTCAATTATGAGGTGTTCCATTTGTGGGATGCCCTTCTCGGATGATCCGATGGGGCAATGGTCGATGGACTTTCACATGATGAACGTACACCATTTTGGGCCGTGGTTGAATTGACGTGGCGCGGGGGAAGAAAAAAAGTAATGTCGAGAAGGCGCTGACTACAGTGAAAATAGAAGAGCGCGGGCTGTCTAAATATACGGAACCGGGCCGAACTTGGCAAGTTGTGGCTCGCCGGGTGCGAAAGCGCAATTCGATCATCTACAAAGAATGGCTTGATGCGGAGGATAAGGAAACCGCCATCGACCTGCTCCAGGAGAAGTGGGGGTTCAAGCGTCGGGGGGATGTCCTCCGCATCATTGAAAAAATGAAGACCGAAGGTGCGGTTATCCCGGCAATGGCCGCAGAAACGAAGGTGCTACGTCGCGTCAAGACCGAGGAAGTGCTTCGAGACTATGATGCACAGCGGGCGGAACTCGACCTTCAGCTTCTCAAACTTCGCAAGAGGCGGGCGATGGGTGAAAAGACAATTAAAGTTGAAATAGTCGAGACCGTCAGCGACAAGAATGGGGCCAAAGACAAGACCGGGGAGGGGGCCCCAACTAAGAAGGTGCTCTACGAGACCAAAACCAAACTGGTGTTTATAGATGCTGAGATTAGGCACTTGGAGGCCGAACGCGCCAAGAGTCACACACCGGAGGCCGCCGCACTCGCAGATTATACCGTTAAGGAACGTGATCGCAGCGAGAACATTACCGACATAGCGGCCCGCGCTAATGCGGTATTTGTATCAGAGTATCAACGACAGTCACAGATGAATCGGGACAACGAAATACCCGCCAACGCGGAGGTTGTGGACGGATAATACTGGATTGACAGGGAGAATAACCATAAATCTAACCATCGAAAACGAACATTGGCACCTGTTTGACCCAGCGAACAAAGACGCTCAGGCTAATCGTCTGTTCGTCGCCAAAGAATCGTTCTATTGGTTCTGTCGAATCTACTTGTCGCACTTTTTCACCATCCCGATTGCGGCCTTTCAGCGCGAGCTATTCGATCTGTGCAAGGAGGAGTGGTTATTGATCGTCATGCCGCGTGGATACGGCAAATCTTATGTATGGTCAATCGCGTATCCGCTGTGGGTGATTCTGAACAATCCCTACAATTTCAAACTGAGGTGGAAACAAGAAGAAATCGTGCTGATCTCCAACACCTTGGCCCTGGCGGAAAAGTGGATAAAAATCCAAAAAAAGGAACTTTGTTTCAATGAGCGTATTGTCGGGGATTATCTGCCAACAGAGGGCGATACGTGGCGTGTGGATGAATATGAGATTAACGTTCGCGGGAGAATGCACGGGAAAATAATTGCCAAGGGTTCGGGGACACAGATTCGTGGAGACCACCCCTCGGAGGTGTTGATTGATGATCTGGAAGACCGCTTAGAGGCGAAATCCGAGGGTCCCCGTCAGAATATGAGCGAGTATTTCTATCAAGACCTGCTTGGCGTTTTGCGTGAGGAGGGCACCGTTAAGGCCCGCCTAAAAATAGTCGGCACCTTCGTTCATCCGTTGGCGTTGTTGCCAGAATTGTACTCTCAAGACTGGTGGACGAAGCGGAAATACGCCGTTGTCAAGCCAGACGGGACCCCATTATGGCCAGAATATAAGAATGCGGAGCAATTAAAAGAACTTAGGAGGAGAGTTAAGGAACCGGCGTGGTGGTCAGAGTATATGAGTGCACCCATTGTGTCGGAGGACCCGACTTTTCGGCGTGAATGGTTTAAGGCATACACGGAAGTGGAACCGGGCGTGGTGCGGGGGGTTTCCGGAAGGAAGCACCGCGTTCGGGACCTATATAAAGTTTGCAAGATCGATCCGGCCATATCTCAGCGAGACGCGGGTGACTATTCGGCCATTCTTGTTTACGGTGCTTGCTTTGACGACCCGGAAGAGATATTTCTCCTTGATGCCTGTCGGGGTCACTGGACACTTTCACGACAAATTAGCGAAATGCTGGACGTTCACGAGAAATATCCCGGCACATTGCAGATCATCGAAACCGTTGCCTATCAGAAGGCGTTGTACTACGAGTTCAAAGAGCGATGCGACCACGACGCCCTGAATATACGGGTTATTGAAGAAGTCCCGGATAAAGACAAGGGCCGCCGCGCCCATGCCGTTCAACCACTGTTTCAGGCGAACAAGGTACACTTCAATCACGAACTGCCAGGCCACGGGATTGTGATGGACGAACTGGCAATGTTTGACTATGAGGTTCGCAAGCACGGGCGGGATGATTATGTGGATTGTACGTCGGGATGTCTGGCGCATTTGGACCTGTGGTTGCGTCGTCGGCGTAAGGGTCGTGACAGGGGGGAGAGTAAACCAATTCTGATGTGGAAAACGAATAGTCCGGTTTCTGTGGGGGTGGGGGATGCCTGAAAACAAGACATTAGACTTTGATGCTACCGGGGAAGAGAATACGCGCAAGTTCATGCGGGCGTTTTTCGAGACGGCCCGTGAAGCGCAGGGTCCCAAACACAACGAGTTCAAGCGCATGTACCGCATGTATAAACTCCAGAAAGATATGTCGAACCGCGATCCCAACCGGTCAAATATCTTTATTCCTAAATGGTTCTCGATGGTTGAGACCGTTACCCCCGCGATGGTTGATGCGCTTATTGGCCTGCGTCCCTATATCCCAATGGAGATTGAGGGTGATCCCTCCGGTGATATCGGCGCGGCCCTCACGGACGTTACGGACGCCTTCCTGGAAGATGGCGACTTTGATTGGCATACCATGCGGCTCATAAAGTATGTGGTATCCTTTGGTACTGGGTTTATCGAGGGGCGTCCGGATTGGGTTAAGCGAACCATTCAAGAAGAGCGCCCGATTTTCTCTACAGATTACTATGGTCGATCAGTGCAAGTCGGAATGGACTATGAGGACATGGAGAGGTATTTCCTTCGTCTTATCCTTCGGGCTTATGCACCGTGGGAAATCTACAAGGACCCGTTGGCGAAGTCGCTGGAACCCCATGAGTGTCGGGGTATTATTAAGTTCCGGGGCCTGACCTCCAAGCGACAACTCAAGAAAATGGCGGAGATGGGCCAACTCCCGGACTTTGACATTGAGAAACTACAGTCGGACATGGAGGGGCTGAAGGACGACGACTGGGGACGGCAATTAGCCGAAAGTTGTGGTGTCCCCACACCAAGGTACGATGATGACATGGGGGTATGGTTATCGTTTGAAAGCGCAGATCGCTACATTGATATGTGGAACTTCACCACGATTCTGCGGGACGGTCCCAATCCGTATGAACACGGCGAAACCAATCTGACGCGGGTAGTCAACGTCGATGATCCGAATCCGTATTCAGAGTGGTTCGGCATTGGTGACGGTCGTCCGGTTGAGCAACTGTGTTATGCGCTCAACGATAACTGGGATCAAACTTTCGACAATCACCACATGCAGAATCAGGGGATTATTTACTACGACACCGACGCCATGAATGTAGATCAGCTTGTGATGATTGCAGGTAATCGGGTGCCAGTATCACCCCAACCCAATCAACGAATAGAAGACGCTGTTCACGAGCGCAAAACACCCGGTTTGAATCGGGCTCACTACATGATTCCCCAGACGCTTAACACCCTGATCGACCGTACAATGGGACAATTTAATTCACAGCGCGGTGAAGAATCGGGCGGCGATCAGACCGCCCGAGAGGCGTTAATGCTGAAGAGTGCAGGGGATAGTCGCACCAAGTTGAAAATCAAGATGCTGGAAAAGATGGGATTGAAACGGTTCGGGGAGAAGGCCGCTGCCATCATTGACCAGTTTGCGGCCCCCGATGATATAGTTGCGAAGATCGGTGTTGAGCGGGCGATACTATTGCCGAGCGTGAATCCGGCCAGTCTCGGCTCCGGACACAAGATGGTGTTCAAGGGGTCTGACCGGTTAGCCAATTTGCAGATTCAGCGACAAGACGCTAAGGACATCTATCAACTTACGGCTGGTAATCCTTCAATCAATCAAGAATGGCTTGGCAACTGGTTGCTTGAAAAGTTTGATGTGCCAGAGTATGAGCGTCGCAAGGCGGTTCGCAATGATGAACAGGCAATGCAGGTACAGGCCGCACTCGCTGAGATGGGTGGTGGTGGTGGCGCTGAGTCAACCAGGGGCATATCGAATGGTCGCACGATGGGCGGTGCCATTGGATACAGTCCAACCGGCCGAGATCAGAACGAAAAACTGGGGGCCGCTATTTGAAACGCGTCATAAGAGACAGGCTTGAACGTATCCGCGAATTGGCCGGGTCGCTCAATGTGGATTATCACATTGATGCCGCGCTGGAGAGTCTGACCTTGAGCCTCAAGAACATCGACTCGCTCAAATTACTGATCGGGTTTGAGGGTTGGCAGTTACTCGCCGCCCAGCTTGAAAATGAAATACGGGCCAAGCGCGAACTTAACTTCAAGATGTCTGCCGACCCTCGGAAAAATGAAAAGGATATGCTGATAAATTACGCGGTGGTTCGCACCGCTGAACGGATATTAACCCTCGTTGAGGGGACCCTTAACGAGGAACAGTACATCGAGAGGGAGAAAGAACAACTCACCTCACAACCACAAGGGGATTCACTATGACGTTAGAACCAGACACCGAGATAACCGATCCGGAAACTCCGATAGCGACCACTGAGCCGCCGGAGACGCCTCCCGATGCGGTGGTGACTGATGAGCAGCCCGACGGCGAGGAGACGCCCGCACAGCCGGACTCCAAACTCGAGGTTGCTGACGCTGCTCCGGCAGACGAATCTGCCGGTAAGACGCCGGAACAAGTCAAGGACGATGCGGCTCACTGGCAATCTGAGTATCAGAAAAGTCAGGACGAGCTAAAGGCGCTGATGGGTGATGAGGGCGGGGACGATGCCCCAGAACCGGAGCCCCAGCTACCCGCACAGCCGGCCGCACCAGATCGTTCCATGACAGACGAAGAGGCGACTGAGATGCTTCAGGACCCACGTATCCAAATGCAGATTCAACGTGCATGGATGCGTGAAGATGTGCGGACCGAGATTGCGGACGCCAACGTCAAGGAGCGCCATCGCACGGAGTCGGTAGAGGCTAATCGTGTGCTACAGAAGTTTCGCCACGATCAGGGTATTGGTGATGAGGACTTCAAGACCGCCGAAACAGCGGTGAAGGGGTCCGGGCTAAAGGGAAGTCCGGCTGCGATCAATTCTGCAATAATTAGGGAATTGAACTATCAGCAGATGTTGGGACACCTGAACACCAAGACCAAACAGACCGAAGCCAACACGGCAGCGAAAGTAAAGCGCCAATTGCTTACCACACAACCGGCGGCCGGGGCACAACAACTCAAAGAGGTTGATCCCGCGAAAGCGCTGGCTGATGCAATCGCGCCCACAACAACGGATTAGTGACTCCCAGTAACATTTAGGAAACTAAGGGGGAGCCTTAATAATGGCTACAACCATTCGGTCAATGGGCCTCAGTAGCAATATCTATGCTACTAACGAGAAGCCCGTTGATATGTTCTCGAAAATGTTCGAGAATTATCCCGGGTTGACGCCGCTGACCTCGATTCTAACGAAGTTAAGTTCGGCAGAGACCTCTAATTCGCGGGTTGATTGGACGGAACAGGAGAAGATTCCTACTTCTGTCGTGTCGACCGCAGCGGCTACAGCTGGTGCCGCCACCCTAACTATTGCGGATTTCGCATACCTTCGTAACCACGACTTCCTGTTTAACGCCAGGACACGCGAGATGGTCAAGGTACAGGACGCGGCGCTTGATGCGTCCGTTAGCGTTATCCGTGGTTGGGGTGCAACGACCGGTGCGGCCGTACTGTCCGGTGATGTCTGGGAAATTGGCAATTCGTCCTATCACGAGGGATATGACGAGGCCAATCCGCGCTCACCGGTAAACGTCAACTTCTATAACTATACAAATGAAGTTGTGCAGTTTGTCCAAACCTCTAATCGCGTTATGAACGAGAAGACCTTCTTCGCGGGCAAGGGTGGTAAGAGGCTGGAGAATCAACAGAGCATGTTCAGGATGTTCCGTGAGAAGTTCGAGAAAGACGTGCTTTTCTCGTATCGCTCCGACACTGTTTCAACTCAATCCGGTTACACGTCCAATTATATCAAAACGATGGGCGGTCTGGTTGAGAAGTTAGACGGTGGCACCAACTACTTTGATGTTGGTGGTATTCTAACCGAAAGCGGGTTCGATAATTGGCTGGTGAAGATTTACACTGGCATGCCGGACTCCACTAAGCTGACGGCGTTTATCGCGCCCGAAGTCTACCAGATTCTTAATAACCTTGTCAAGCCGCTGATTCGCGTGTCTCCCAACGTCAAGAAGTATGGGATGCAAATCAATCAGTATCAAGGCGCTGTGAATCTGGACCTGATTCCGCACCCGCTTTTGAGTGGGCCGGAATTGGGGGGCTGGATGTTCTTGCTTGACCTCGATCACATCAAGCTGATCTACCAGCAACGTCCCCAATTGGAACTGGATACCTATGTTAAGAGGGCTGGTTTCGTTGAGGATAAATACTCGGCGATGGTTACACTACTCGCCGCTAACGAAAAACGTCACGGCATGGCCGTGGGAATCACGGGTTAAGGGGGATAAATCATGGCTTCTTTTCAATCTCTACTGACCGGTGATCTTATGGCTCGCCGGAAAGTAATTAACGTTACTGACGTAACTAAGTTTCCCGCTATGCAGATTCAGTATATCGGGACTAAGTTGTTTGGTACGGTAGCGGTTGCCGCTGGTGGTGATATGACGCTTGGTGCTGACGACACCGACGGGACCACGGCGGTTCACACCATTGACCTGTCAACTCCGGCGGCAACCCTGGATACGTATGGTGAATTGGCGGCCGTCATCAATGGTTATGGCGATTTTCGGTGTTTTTTGATTGGTGTTCGCACCGATCTAACTACCGACAATCAGCTTGATACGTTGACTACTGCATCTTGTCGTACCGATAACGGCCTGACGATCTATGTTGATGAGGCCGCCACGGTGACGGATGTCGGGGTTGCCATTACCAATCGCAAGTTCATCTCTCGCCCAAGCGGGGGTATTGAGAACCTGCATGTTGGTGAAACTATCGACGAGAACTGTACCAATTCACTGCACTATCTTTACTGGGCGGTGACTGCGGCCAGCACTGGTAACATCGAGATTATCGGTATCAGCCAAGACGATGCGACCACCGTTTCAATCTGGGATGACGCTATTGCCGACGCGACCAGCGGTGTTACGGAAGAACATGGTGCGACGCCTACACCTGATACCATTTTCGCCGCAGCCCCGCTGGGCTATCGGCTGGTTGTCTACATGGATATGGGGGCTGCTGTTACGGCCTCCAATCTGCGTGTGAACGGTCAGACGAAGCATATAGTCGGTGGGGCCGTACCCGGTGATAACTATTCTGGTTGTGTGTAATGGCTAAGAAATCAAAACCCAAAGGTGAAGGCGTGAATGTGGCAGCTAAGGCGGAGATTCCGCTTGCGGAGTCCCTGGCTTTGGATAAGATCATTCAACGCGCTTCTGCAGTTGTGAGATTTCTGCACCATCAGAGTTTGGACCACTTTGCTGAGACGGTGGAGAGCCTTATCTCTGCTGTTGAGCAGGGGAAGTCCAAGTAACCTTAATCGTAGGGGCCCCGGTGTAATGACCGGGGTCTTTACATGGAGAGTGATATGTTTACCGAGGTGATTTTTTACGCACCCGAGAACGCAGAAATGATGGTCGGGGCCGAGAGTATTCGACCGGAAAAACGAAATCCGGGGTCGGGTACGTTAATCAAACCATCCGGACTGATTAGATTTCGTGGTGGCCTCTATCGCACCTCTGATCCCAAAGAGATTAAGCTACTAAGAAACACCAACTCTTTTACCATTGGTAAGATTCGGGAGATCACGGAAGACGAGGCGGCTATTCTGGCTGGTGTTCGTACTGGGGCCGGAACAACCGAAATGGCTACATCTGAGGCGGGTGGGGCCAAGTGACCGCAAGTGATGTCACGAAGATTATCGCGGCTCTTTCGGAGGCAAGGTCTATTGGTGACGAGGCATATTGGGCCGAGGTGGTTCCACTTATAGTTCCGCATGTAGCTAACGAGATCGCCAACGCCTATGATTTTTCTTTTACGATGAGTGAATACTCGTCGGTCGTTACCGTGGCGAATCAATCAGACTATACGTTATCAGGCACCAATTTTAATCTGCGCGACATTATTAGCATCAGATACGGAACGGACAAGAGGCCCTTGACGCGATTGCGGACACTCGACGCTGATGATGCGGTGTATGATCGGACAATCACCGAGGTCCAGTATTGGCATGAGTTTGATACTGATGCCAGCGGCTATCCGGTGGTCACATTGATTGACACCCCCGCCGTAGCGGGAGAAATCCTGTATGTGCGATATCGTCTTAAAGATATTCCGCTCGGGTTATTTCCTGATGGGTTTGGGTATGTGTTGGTGCGGGGTGTTATGGCGTTTTTGAGGCCTGATAAGACGGACGCCTACGAGAGAGCCCTGAGGGGTATGATCGAACGATACCGGTCGGGTGGTAAGGAGGCGCAAATCGCGCCCATTGACCCCCACCTGGCCCTGGGTAATCAGCAAATTGCGGACGTATACGGGAGTGGTTAAATGAAACGCTGGAAGCTGGTTGTTGCGATCCTGCTGTTACCGTTGGTGGTTTGTGGCAATAGCTATCTCGATAGTCGAACGGACTACTACCCGGCTGCACGGGTGAAACTGGGGTTGAATGTTGCTTCGTCGGGCGGGCTGGACGATACCACGGCGAGCCGATTGTTCAACGAGGCGGCTACGCTTATTTTGCCGATCAACCGGGGTATAAAGCGGATCACTGAGATTGTGATGACCTACCAAGAGAACACTTACGGGCTGGACACAACGCTTGTGGGTATTGAGGCTGTTTGGACGGATAGTGCCTACCGCATGAAGTCATTGAAACATCTACCTATATCGCTGTGGAACGATATGGTCCACAAGACCGCTGCGGGTACGGACAACTTCTTGCTGTCACGCCCGAGCTTTTATGACTACACCGACAGCCAACTGATTGTGGGTCCGGTACATACCGGTAATCGGTATGACACACTAAAGATTATGGGCTGGCACCGGCTGGCAGATGTTGATACGATGACCACACCGACGCTGGTGCCCGAGAAATATCGACACGCCATTCTATATCATATGGTTTGGAACCAAGCCAGAGCGCGACAGTATCCGCAGGCGTTTGTGGAAAGCGTCTTTCTTGAATTGAATGGGGAACTGGCTAAGTGGAGAAAGACGATGACGCAAGGGGGGGCAATTGTCCCGACTGGTCAGTAGCTTCCTATTGGTGCTGTTGGTTGCCTCCGGCGTACGGGCCGAGGAGCGCCTGCACCGGATCATGCAATTTGGAACACTGAACACCATTGCTGGCGACTTCGCCATGAAACCCGGAGAGAGTCGCGTAGCTCACAACATCGACTGGGGTCGCAATGTCGGGTCGATCACCAAGCGGCTCGGTTATGACTCACTAACGACCATGACGGACATTGATTCCCTTGTGGCATTATATGGTGCGTATTATTCGGATGGTACTCAGCAACTAATTATAGTATCCGATTCGGCGGACGTTGGTTACGGCTCGGTCTATGCCTCCCCCAAGGGCGAAGCGCGATTCCCCGAAGAAACAAACAAGTGGGTATTCAACATGACGGGGAGCGTGGAAGACAACTACGAATATCTTGACTCTTTCTACATCAATAGTGTGTGGTATGAGGTAAGTTATACAACTCCACCCGTTGCCGCAACTATAGGTGACATTATTTTTGGCATTGCGACGGCCATCAACAGCGGCGATACGACGGGTATATATTTGACCGCTCAAGGCTATGGGTTTTATCCTTACCCGTGGGTAGTTACGGAGGATACCGAAGAGTCTGGCATTCAGGCGCGTGGCGACACCTCTATGACGCTGGACACAATACCGGTTACGCGAACAAAGATTTGGGATTACTTCAGCGTTCTCAACAAACCATCTTTCGCCATGTACGGCGATGTCGTATTTGGCGTCAACGGTTCACATAAGGGAATCGCTTACAATGGTGATGTCGCTCGGTCGTGGCCCCTGAACGCACCGGGGGAACCAACGATTGTGCCGCTCACCACGGCGGGTCCACCAGACGGTGAATATCGGTATACGTTTACTTATCTTCGCGGGCTTGAGGCCGGAGATAGTTCGTATGGCACGGCGGGCACTGTAACCATGCCGGTCCGAGTTACCAACGGACAGATATTGCTTAGGGATTTTCAATGGGTCGGGGCCGACACGATTAACGCTTCTCCCGACAGTGTGGGGGTCGTGATTTATCGTACGAGGGCGAATCCGGGTAGGCTGGAACAACGCGACTCGGCGTTTCTAATTGATACAGTTTGGGGCACAAGTGCTTCCAATTTGGCAACACTCAACCTAATTGATAGTACGGGCGATGACGATTTGGGTGCGGGTATATCTATCTGGGTGGATGATTACATCGGGCGAGACACCAGCAACGGTTATGACCATAGGTATGGTGCGCCGACATATTTGGATTGCGATTCAGTCTTGGCGTATACCAAGAGTGGCACGAACACGGACAGCGCCTACAACGCTGGTATCTATCACGGCATCCCCGATCAGGTGGATACTCTGGGGGTGCAGTACATTGTTACATTCATGGATACCGTGTTGGGCGTCGAGTCTAACGCAAGCCCACCGCTGTCAATCCAACAAGCCCACGATGCAGTTAAGGCGTGGAGTCAGCGGATCGGCCTCCCAACCCCCGTAGAGGGTGATACGGGCATTGTTCGCAATCTGTATCGAGCGCATATTTTACAGATCACAAGGGACAGTGTCTTTAATGTTATGGACTCCATTAGAGAGGCCCGCACCGGCCCTAATATCGTATTTTACAAAAGTGGCCCCGGTACGGATAATGCCGGATTGCCCTTGGGTTGGGAGTGGCGATTGGCCGTTGACACTGTTATGGTATCGACATTTTACCTGGTTGCCCAAGTTTCCGCTGACAGCACGGCTTACACTGACAGTACCCGGTGGGACTCCTTGCAACTACAGCCGATTTTTGCTCAGTCTACGCCACCACCATTTATGTCACAGATATTCAGCTATAACGGTCGCATGTTCGGTATCGCTGGAAGTCGGCTATATATGTCACGGCTGGACTCCGCCGCTGCTTGGGGTGCGTTAGACTACATAGCCCTTGGTGAGGGTGACGGCGATCAGAACATGGCCGCCTATCCTTCAAGGGCGGGGATCACCGTGTTGAAAAACCGTTCGCGCTACACCGTTCAGCAAATTGATGCCGCCCCCGGTTGGGGAGAAGAACATATCAACGGTTTTATTGGCTGTATCGCGTCGCGTTCGGTAGTGCACAGTCCGATGGGGGTATATTATTTGTCATCTGAGGGTATCAGGCGGACAACCGACGGCATAACGCTTGATCGAACCTACGAAGATGTGCTGGTGTCTGCACCGCTCAAGAACTTTACCGATCTTCCCATAACCACATTGGTGAATACCGAGGGTTTCTACTTCGACCAAAAGGCGATGTTCTGCATCGGTGACACGACTTATGTGTACGACGAACGAGCGGGGGCGTGGTCAACGTGGAACATGACATTCGCCGGGGCGACGCTGTATGGCACTGAGGATGAACTGAACTTCTTACCCGGCGACTCCATGTATTTCATAAGAGCGGGCGACTCGTTGTTGTACCGCTATGGGGCGGGGAGCCAAACCGACAAGGGTTCCCAAATACGCATGCGGTGGCGGTCTGGTCCGATTGGGCTTGATAACAACTTGGCCCTGACCTCCATAAACAGCGTTACCCTGATAACCAACGGCGATGACGCTACGGACCAAATCTATGGATATATATACGATGAAAGCGATGTCGAGATAGATGTCAGCCCCACGATTCACAACTATGTCATATTTGACAGTCTGACGGTACGATATCGCGCGATGGGGATGCTACCACATTTCGGACTGTACCATTCTTTTCATATGACAAATGGTGTGCAGTTGGTCAACTCGGATGCGGTGGTGGATGGGATAGTAATTAGATATAGTGTGGGCGGAGTGCCCTTAATAGAGTAGGGGGAAATATGGCTGATGGTGGATTCTGGGGATCACCGACGGGACTGGGGGTTGTCACGGGCGGTGCAAACGTCTTGGAGAGTCTTGCCGCTCGACTCTTCGATACCCGCGATCCGGAACGGATCAAACGACTGATCGCGTGGATGAAAGAGCGTATGGGGCGAGACGTGATTAGTCGGGGAGAACAGGGGCGTTTGTCACAACAGATGTTCATGGCCGGTGCGCCCGAGCGCAGTAGGTTTGCCGAGGGCGTGAATCGTCGGCTTGACCTGGATTCGGGTCTGGCACAACAGGCGTTGATGCGGAACATGGCGTCTCAACGGTATGCGGGCGATGTTGAGTTGGGATTGCTGAACAAGCGTCTGACTTCACAGCGTGACCGGACATACATGCCGACCATTGCCCAGCTTGAGGCGCAAATCTATGGCTAAGGTGCGGTCGCAAGATTTGTTGGGGTCGCTGGCGTCCGGTGTGTCGGCGGGACTGAAGGCCTACGGTGGTGCCAAGTTCGCCGAGGGGGAACAACGCCGCAAGTCGGCCGAGGAGGAAGCGAAGCAACAAGAGGCGGAAGAAAAAGAGCGGCAGAAAGACCTCAAAGAGCGCCGGAGAGACCTGGAGTTCAATCAGTTCCGAGCGGCTGGCGGTGATCCCTTCGCTATGTTCATGGTTGAGCAGTACGGCAAGTTTGATGCCGGACGCGCCTTCACCAAAGATGAGCATAAGCGTCTCTTTGAAGACTTCGGGGCACGCGAAGCCGAAGAGGCTGGTGAGAATGAACGCCTCTTTGAAGCCATGCAGGATACCGGGGTGGACCCGACCGAGGCGTCGGCGGCGTTTTTCGGACAATTCCTTGAAGAAACAGGGCAAGCTCCGGCCGATATGGGAACGGCGGGCGGGCGGGCGCAAGTAATGCCGTTTGTTCACGAGGCCCAGACCATGCTTCCCCCGATCAGTCGCACACTTGAGGCTGTCGGTATGCCCGGCAAAGACCCGTTGCCGGTGTTACTCGCTGGCGGTAGAGAGCGGGCATACAAAAGAAAACTCGCCAAAGCGCAGGAAGAACAAGATATCAAGGCGGCCGTCAAGCCACCGAAGAAAACCAAGCCGCCCGTAACAAAACTTCAGGAGAAGAACCTTATCGGTGAGGCCGTCAAGGCGGATCGCGCCAAGATACTCAGCGACGCCCAGGAATATATTTATCAACTCGAAGACAGGGGTCTACCAACCCCACCCGCAGGCATTAAATCACGCGCCGGGCTCAAAGCCGCCGCCCGTTGGGGCGTGAAACTTATGAAAGATAAGCCGGGTTGGTTTACCGGCGACGAAGAGGCCCCCGACTCTACGTTTCATAAAATGTTGGAACAATACGACTTGCTTGGTACGGCGAGGGGACGAGGGGCAACACGCAAGACCCTACGGGCGCGGTTCCCGGAAATCTATATCGAGGATGCTCTGACGCCAGATGAAGATAAAGAACTTGAAGAGTTGTTGCGCAAGGCCGGGGGGTAGTGGACACCTCTCAATTAACGGTTTCCGAGAAGCGTCGCCTGCTTGAGTTGCTTAGGAAGCGCGGGGGTGTGCCGGGTCCAACTCAACAAGATCAAACTGAATTACCGCCTGTCGATTTTGCTGGTTATCGCACCCCCATGCCCGCCGCAACTACGCGGGTCGATCCATCGTATTTTGAGCCGGACATACCCAAACAGAAGGGGCTACTGCGTCCGGGCACGACCGAGGCGATAATGAGCAGAATATCCAGTCCCAGACTATCGCTTGCTGAGGGACTACCCGGCGAGAGGATGTTTGAGGGTGATATCGCAGAAAAGATACGGCGTGTGGCCGGTAATCTTGCTCTGGGTGCGACCGAGTTTATTCCCAGCATGGCCCTGAGTTTGGCAGAAGATCCCATTGGTACGGCTAAGGGATTGGTGGAGTTCTTTCCCGATGTGGCTACCCGAATAGATAAAGCACTCGGACCGGGCCTTGCTCCTGGTATGCCGATTGAAACACCGAGCGGTCGACTTATTCCCCGCAAGAAAGTAACTGAACCTGAACGGGTTGAAGCCCGACGGGAATTGGGCGAAGACCCGTTTGCTGTGGCGCTGGCGGCATTGCCGTTCCTCAAGGGCATCAGGGGCGCCAGAGCACCGAAAGCCGCCGTCAAGGCAAAGCCGATTGAACCTGCCCGCACAATAGCCGAGAAGGGGCCAATTAAGCCCGTGGCTGAACGACCACCGGTTACTAAGCCCACCGTTGGTCCCGCCGCAGTTGAGGCCGCCGCCAAACCCCAACTCCGCCACGCTGGATTAAGGCCAAAAGAAGTTATCAAGAGTGTTGAAGCTATCGGTAAGGGCATCAAGAAAACCGCCACCGAGGTCTCACGTATCACCGACGAAATAGTGCAGAAGGCCAAGACGCCACCTGAAATTAAATTGGGCGTAGAAGAAGCCAAGACTGCTATGATTGAGCATGACCGGCAGATCAGGCGGGCTGAGTCTACGTCTACGCTGTTCAAGAAGACGATTGAAGAAGCGGTGCCTAAGATCAAGGGAGAGACACTAACGGACAGCCGCCAGATGTTGATGCTCCACGCCTTTGAG